CAAGATCACGCTGAAGGTTCGCAACGTCGGAACGATGACCGCAGGCACAGTCTCAAATATGTACAACGGCCCCAGCGCAGCGGCAACCGGAGACACCTACATCCGGTTCACTGAGGACATTCGCACCGACGAGGTGATCGAGATCAATCAGTACCAAGGTGGCGGCACCTACGGTTTTAACTGAGGCAACCATGGACTATATTTATGGCGGTGCTTACGCTACTGAACAAGAAGCGTTAGACGCAAAAGCTTTGCGACCAGAGCCGCAGGAGCAGCTTGATATTGTTCAGGACGATTACGACCCTGAGCATCCTTGGCGAATCAGATGGGCTAGACCTGCGGAAGCGTAACGCGCCATGTCGTTGCTGCTGTTATTCAAGGGTGGAGGTTCTCCAACACAGAACCTTGATCCTGCTCGCGTTGACAACAGCAACACCTTTTATGGGCCGACGGTCACGCAGGTCAAGACCCTGCTGCCTGCGCGCTACGACAACACCAATGCGTTCTACAGCCCGACGGTCACACCTGGTGCTGTAACGCTCTCTCCTGCGCGGTACGACAACAGCAACTCGTTCTATAGCGCAACTGTCACCGCCGGCACGATCACACTGCTGCCTGCGCGGTACGACAATACCCAGACCTTCTATAGCCCGATTGTTACGCAAGCTGGCGGAACGCAATACCTGCTGCCTCCGCTCGTCGTTAACAATAACCAGTTCTTTCCGGCTGTTGTCTCTCAAGTCTCGGAACTTGGCGGCGGTGGGCCAAGCAAAGGCTGGTCAGTTGAGCGCCAGCGGCTTGAGTTGTCGCTTGAGCAGAGATCGGCTGTCGAAACGCTTTCCAAGTCTAAGAACAAGACTGTCAAGCGCATTGCCAAGCGGCTTGACCGTTACATCACCGCGCAACTCGATATTGATGCGGAACTGGCCGAAATTGCAAGGTTAGAAGTAGAGTTTGCAAAACTTGAAACTTTGCACAATAATCGGGCACAGTTGGATAACGATCTGCGCGAAGCAGCGCGGATCATGCAAGAATTCGTTCAGGATGAGCAGGATGCGATAACGCTGCTCATGCTGACAGATGACTTCGACACGAGATGTGTCATTGAGGCAACCGTCGGGCCTTTGAATCTGGCGAGTTTGGTAGGGTTGTAATGAGCGAACAGGCAGAAAACGAAGATGTGGTGATCGAGGAAGAAGTTTCCGAGGTTGAGCAGGAAGCCCCTGAGCAGGAAGTTTCTGAGCAGGAAGAGCCTGAGCAACAGGAAGAATCTGACGAGGTTGTCGTATCAATTGGGGATGAGTCGCCTGCTCCCCAGGAAGATCAGAATCGCGCTCCTGATTGGGTTCGTGAACTGAGAAAGTCTCACCGGGAACTGCAAAAGCGTAATCGTGAGCTTGAGGCCAAGCTGACATCTCAGCATGTACCTGAAAAGGTGGTGTTGGGTAGAAAGCCGACACTTGAAGAACATGACTACGACGCGGAAAAGTTCGAATCGTCCCTTGCGGATTGGTACGAACGCAAGCGCAAGTACGATGAAGAGCAGCAGCAGGCTAGAGTTGCTGAAGAACAGCAGCAAAAGTCGTGGCAGGCCAAGTTGGACGCTTACGGTAAGGCTAAGTCCGAACTGAAGGTGAAAGACTTTGAGGACGCTGAAGATGTCACTCAGCAGACTCTGGATGTCACACAGCAAGGCATCGTTCTGCAAGGCGCTGATAATCCCGCACTGGTGGTGTACGCACTCGGCAAGAACCCCAAGAAAGCGGCTGAACTTGGCTCAATCAAAGACCCTGTGAAATTCGCTTTTGCGGTGGCGAAACTGGAGAAAGACTTGAAGGTGACTCCTCGCAAAGCTGTACCCCAGCCTGAGAAAACCGTCAGTGGTAACGCTAGGGTTTCAGGTGGTGCAATTGATTCATCCCTTGACAGGCTGCGTGCTGAAGCGGAAAAGACGGGTGATTACACCAAAGTCATTCGCTACAAGGCGCAGCAACGAGCCAAACAATCTGAAAGGAACTAATCATGGCAAACGCATTTAACAAAGAGGAGCGGGTTGCATTTGAGAACCTGCTTGAGGGCTTCCAGGACGCCCTCGTCCTGTCGCGCAACGTCGCCGTCTACAACACCGACCAGACGATGATGGAGCGTACCAACAACACCATCTGGCGTCCCCAGCCTTACATCGCTGAGTCGATCACTGCCGCCCCCGGCACTGACATCTCGTCGTCCTACAAGAACATGACCCAGTTGGCCGTCCCGGCCACCATCGGCTTTTCCAAGTCGGTGCCCTTCACGCTGAACGCGCTGGAACTGCGTGATGCGCTGCAAGAGGGTCGTCTGGGCGAAGCTGCCAAGCAGAAACTTGCTTCGGACATCAACGTTGCCGTTATGAACGTTGCTGCTAACCAAGGCACTCTGGTTGTCAAGCGCACCGCCGCCGCTTCGGGCTTTGACGACGTTGCTCAGTGCGACGCCATCATGAACGAGCAGGGCGTCCCCTCGTATGATCGGTATCTGGCTCTGTCCACCCGTGACTACAACGGCATGGCGTCGAACCTGCAGGGTCTGTCGCGCTCCTTCGGCAATCGCAAGTCGGACAACGCGTTCGAGCGTGCTTATGTCGGTATGGTCGCTTCGTTTGATACCTTCAAACTCGACTACGCCAACCGTAAGGCTGCTGCCGCTGGCACTGGTATCACCATCTCGACCCTGACTGCTGCCAACAACTACTACACCCCGCGTGCTACCAGCACCTCGGTGGGTGGTCAGATCAACGTCGATAACCGCTACCAGACCGTGACTGTCTCCAGCACCACCAACGTGGCCGCTGGCGATGCCTTCACCATCTCTGGTGTGAACGCTGTGCATCACATCACCAAGAGTGACACTGGCCTGCTGAAAACCTTCCGGGTGATCAGCGTGACCAACGCCACCACGATGGTGATCTCGCCCCCGATCATTTCCGATCAGGGTTCGACCGATGCCGAGGCTCAGTACCAGAACGTGATCGTTACCCCGTCCGCAACCGCGAACATCGTGTTCCTGAACACGGTTTCTGCGTATGTGAACCCGTTCTGGCAGAAGGACTCCATCGAGATCCTGCCTGGCCGTTATGCTGTTCCTGCTGACGCTGGCGTGGCTGTGATGCGTGCTGCTACCGATCAGGGTATCGAACTGGTCATGCAGAAGTTCTACGACATCAACACCATGACCACCAAGTATCGTCTCGATACGCTGTACGGTGTTGTAAATAAACAACCGGAAATGTCGGGCGTGATTCTTTTTAGTCAAACATAATAATACCGGTCGTGCTATCATGCTCTTTGTCAAAAGCAAGGAGCATGATATGTACATTCTTTACAAACTGGTATTTGCGTCTGGTAAGGCATACATAGGGCAGACGGCGAGATCCATGCACCTACGTCTACTTCAGCACAAGAGGTCTGTCAAAGCTGACAGTCAACTTCCTGTGCACTGTGCTTGGCGTAAACATGGTGAGCCGTCTGTTTCTATTCTTGCTGAGTTTGAAACACACGAAGAGTTGCACGCAGCAGAAAAGGCCGCGATTCTTGCGGCAGATACTTTGTCTCCCAACGGATACAACGTATCTTTTGGTGGTGAAACTTCACCGTCGAAGAGTCCAGAAGTAGCGGCCAAGATCGCTGCGGCTGCTACTGGTCGAAAGTACGATGATGTCTCGCCGTGGGCCGATGCGGCCAAAGAACTTTGGAAAGATGACGAGTACAGGAAGAAAGTTTCCCAAGGACTCAAAGCATCTTGGACGGATGAAAAACGAAGTGCTCATTCAGCGTTGCTAAAAGCGGCGTGGGAAAAGCGCAAGGCTGCTGGTTACGCAATGTCTGAAGAGACAAAGCAAAAGTTAGCATCTTACGAGCGTACTCCAGAGATGCGAGCTAAAATGAGTGCAGCAGCCAAGGGCAGGAAAAAAGCCCCTTGGTCGGATGAACGTAAGGCGGCAGCAAAAGCAAAACGCGCCAACATGACCGATGAGCAACGTGCTGCGTTTCTTGAGGCGCGTAAGAGAGCAGGCGAAACCCGTCGTAAGAACAAGGAACTGAAATGCCTCTGAAAAAGGGTTACTCGCAGAAGTCCATCTCAAGCAACATTAGCAAAGAGATGAAGTCTGGCAAGCCTCAGAAGCAGGCAATTGCCATTGCTCTTAGCACTGCTCGTACTGCGGCCATGAAGGCTGGCAAACCCGGCAAGGCTCCCAAGAAGAAATGAGTATTGAGTTTCCCACCCTCGTCTACCGTTGCCCTGGGCCGCACTTCGGCCCCCGTGGCTCGACGTACAACTGCGTCGGAGTTGCTAACGAGGACGAACTTGTACTGCGTCTCATCGAGGGGTGGTGTACGACTCTTGATGAGGCTGTAGACGGTAAGCCTGTGGAGCCGCCAGCGCCTGTTGATAACGCGCCGCCGACCCGTGCCGAGATGGAAGAAAAGGCGCGAGAACTCAAAATCAAGTTTGACGGCAGGACAACTGATCGTAAACTGTTGTCGTTGATTGACGCTGCCTTGAAAGGCTGACCATGAGTTACAGCAAGCGACAGTTCATCGAAGCCGCACTTGAAGAGATTGGGCTTGCTTCTTATGTGTTCGATCTGCAGCCCCAGCAGCTTCAGTCTGCCATGCGTCGCTTGGACACTATGATGGCCGAGTGGAACGCCAAGGGCATCCGACTGGCTTACCCGCTGCCGGGTAGCCCACAGGACAGTGACCTTGATGAGGTGACCACGGTGCCCGATAGCGCCAACGAGGCAATCATCACGAATCTTGGCATCCGGCTGGCTCCCAGTTATGGCAAGCAGGTATCCGTCAATACCATGGTTGCTGCCAAAAACGCTTACAACACGCTGCTCTCCCGTGCGACAATACCGAACGAGATGCAGTTCCCTGGTTCGATGCCTTCTGGCTCTGGCAACAAGCCGTGGCGTACCTACGACGACCCGTATCTGCGACCGCCGTATGACCCTGTAGATTCGGGGCCGGACGGGGTGCTGGAGTACAACTGACATGCCTACGATTAATCAACTGCCGACTCTTTCGACTGTTTCGTCTGGCGATCAGTTGCCGGTCTACAACAGCGGTAACGGCGACGCCCGCAAGATGTCGATTGGCTCGCTGCTGACCTACTTCCAGCAGACGTTTGCCTCACCCACGATGTCGGTGCAGTACGCTACTCCCGGCACCGGGTTCAACGTCACTGTTGCGACCAACAGCACGCAGGCATGGCTCCTGCTGCAGCCTGCTGGCACGCTTGCTAGCGGAACTGTGACGCTGCCGCTAAATACCGGCATCCTTGACGGTCAGGAAGTGCTGGTGACAACGACTCAGCAGATCACCTCGTTCACGCTGGGCCTTAACGGCGCTGCGGCTGCGTTTGGCGACCCTACGACGCTGGCCGCAGAGGACTTCTTCCGTATGCGGTACTACTCCGCGACTAACTCTTGGTACAGGATCGCGTAATGGCTATTCAAGCACCGTTTCAGGCACAACGAGGTGCCAATCAGGTTGTCACTCCAGGCGCTGCTTCGGCGTCCGTGGCTGTTTCGATCTTCCCCAAGTCAATCCGACTGGTAAACAGTGGCGCGAACATCTGCCACGTTCGCGTTGGCGAAGGCGCTCAGACGGCCACAACCGCCGACACGCCCGTGCTGCCCAACAGCGAACTTATCCTGCATCGTCAGGAAGGCGAGACGACCGTAGCCTACATCTCTGCTGCGGGCACTACGCTGCACATCCAGACCGGTGAAGGTGGCATCTGATGGCTAAAGACCCAAGGCTTGAGCGAGCCGGGGTCAGCGGCTACAACAAGCCCAAGAAAACGCCAGATCACCCAACCAAGAGCCACGTTGTTGTGGCGAAGGAAGGCGATCAGGTTAAGACCATTCGATTCGGTCAGCAAGGCGTTTCTGGCTCACCTGACGGATCTGCCCGGAACAAAGCATTCAAGGCCCGCCACGCATCCAACATTGCCAAGGGCAAGATGAGCGCAGGGTACTGGGCCAACAAGACCAAGTGGTGACGTGATGGCTGCGAATTCTATCGAGACAACCTTTCCGATCTTCACCGACATCAACGGGCAACCGCTTGATCGAGGGCAGGTCTGGCTGGGTGTTGCTGGTGCCGACCCTGTTCTGAACCCGATCACGGCTTACTGGGACGCGGCGCTGACTCAGGTTGTTACGCAGCCGATTGCCACTCGTGGTGGCTACCCGATGAACAGCGGCGCGATTGGCCGCTTGTACGTCACCTCGGACTACAGCGTCTCGGTTCGTAACCGCAATGGTTATCAGGTGCTGTCTGCGGCATCTGCGATTAGCCTGCTCGATAGCAACCTGATCACGTTTGTCTCCGCTGGCACTGGCGCTGTGACTCGCAGTGTGCAGGCGAAACTGCGCGATGTGGTAAGCGTCAAGGATTTTGGTGCGGTTGGTGACGGGGTTACGAATGATACGGCAGCGATTCAGGCTGCGATTACAACTGGTTCATCAATCGTATTCCCTACAGGCACATATCGCTGCGCCAACCTTACACAATCGACTAACTCCCAGCGGTTCACCGCGCTTGGGCAAGTCACGCTGACCAAAAACGCCAACGGGCCGATCATCACTTGTTCTGGTAACTACGTTGAATTCAACGGCATCCAATTCAACGGCGACACCACCAGCACGCCAACCTTTACTGGCGACAACGTGGTGATGACTGGAAGCAATCCGAGGCTCATCAACTGTGGATCGCAGTGGGCGTCTGGTCGCGCTCTAAAAGCCACCGGCAGTCATGTCCAAGTGATCGGCACTTGCGGTATCTATCAAACTGCAGATGCCACGGCGACAGGTTACGACATCGAGATCGGCGCTAGCGGCACTGCGACGCTGTATCACGAACTGTACGGGGTCTACTCCAGCCAAAGCACTGGCGGCATTCTGCTGACAGATACCGGATCTCACCACATTGTCGGCGGTCAGTTCGGCAAACTCACCATTGCAAGCGGCACAACACCAGTAGGATCTAACGGCGGCATGACCGTAGGCGCTAGGATTCTTGGCGACGTTACGGTAAACCTGTCCAATTCAGTGTTTACGGGTAATCAGTTCTC